TACTATAAATCCAAGGCGAAAAAAAAACACAAGAAAGATGGCTTTGTTCCTGGTTGGCAAGAAAATATTCGTATGTATATTTCATGTCCGTTCCAGTACCGGAGGGCGCTGAAGGAATTAGGACTAGTCGAGATCGGGAACGATTCTACGCCCCAAGACTCGACGAAGACATCGAACCCTTTTAGCAACGATGCGATGATTAAGGCGGCTATTGACTCTGGTGTTTACTTATCAGGTAGAGAGATCGATGCGCTTAAGTCAGGTGACTACTTTAAGGACTTACCAGTCGTAGATGAAGCCAGCAACGATTGAACCGATTAATGATAGGGTTAGAACCACGACAATAACCAACTCCCACCACTCAGTCTTTTCGACAACCTCTTGTCTTTCAACAGGAAGTCCTCTTGTTGTTGGGACATTGTTAGTGGTGACATGATCAAGCACAATCTTGTTATTGCTGTCTAATACTTCAGCTTTTCCCCTAATGATCCAAGCTCCCAGGTTCTCATCGAAGCGGGCAAGATGTCCGGTTGCGGTTATGCCAATCAATTGCTCACCTTTTACTGCTATTTGTATGATTCTATCTTGCATTTTCGTCTCCATACCAGTCATCTCTCTTTCCGTTAAATTCACTCATTGGGTCGCCTGATGGGCTAAATATCTTTGCCTTAATTGGTTTTATGTCGTGGACTACAGTTTCAATCTCTGTCTCAATAGCTTTCTTGTAAAGATGGTCATATTGGTGCTTACGGAGCTCTCCTCCTAGATCGGCAATGAGTCTTAGATTGTAAATCCCCATCCAAAACAACAAAACAATGGCGGCCCAAAGTAATATCTCCATTAGTAATCCTCCAAACTAAACACGCTTTTCTTCTTTTTATCTAATTTTGCTATTTCTTCGCGTGATTTGTCCATGGTTTCGAAGATTAACTTCTTTGGCTTGTCTGGGTTATAGACAGTTGCGGACTCGTAAATCTGATTGAATCCTTGTAGAGCAAGACAGGTTGCCACAACTCTATCTTTTCCATTAAGCTCGACACTACCGTCGGATTCGCGAGTACATCTAAGCATCTCTTTAAGCGTGCTGTCGTCTAAAATGGTAACTTCTTTGTCTCTATAAGCTGCAATAAGGGCGTTTAGCATAACCTGCTTTGTCTTTACGTTAGTCTGCCATCCAACCTTGCTTGTTATCTTGTGTTCGTCTAATTCGTCGTTGATTTCTCTATTGTAAATGCGAGCGTAACCCATGTCTTTGATGGCGTTCAAGGTTGTATGCCCCATTGCATTGACCTCGGGCACAATTATAGCGTTGTTGTATATCCTTGCAAGCTCAACCAGGCATCGACCAAAGTGATCAGGGTCAAGCTGTCCGTGAAAATGAGCAACTTCTTTCATGTTCGAATCAAGTATCTTTGCATGAGACGCATCTCCTATGTCTAAACCAAGCGAAACGTCCGCACCTATCGAGTACTTCATACCGTTTTGAGGCACAAAGTAGACCGTTAATAGCTTTGGATACATTGCCAGGAATGTTTGCTTGATCTTTACTTCATGCTTCTTGGTTGGGTGATTTCTCAAGTCCTCAATGTCATGCTTAAGCGATTCCATATCAAACACAGGGCGACCTGTTGAAAGGAATGCCTCGGATGGATAAGAGGGGAAGTCTTGCTTGAATCGCTCGTGAGGCTCGAGTGGAGAATCAGAGGTCTTCGAGTACTCTGATATCTTAAGCCGTCTCCATGCCAAATTGGCATTTGTTATGTCAGGGCATCTTCTTGTTAGGTCAATCTCTTCTTTAGTAAGAATAAATCCACGTGGAACATCGATAGCGTAATCTGGGATTGACTGCCATGGTACAAAGAAAGGTCTGTATATCGAACTACCCTCTTCAGCAGCACACCATAGATTATAAAACGCTTCACCATCCCCACTCATGCCATTAGCAGTTGATTCTTTTACAATAGAAGTACCTTTTGCAAGAGGGATACTATTCTGCAAACCTTCGTCGGTCTCCATTGCATGTGGAAAAAAGGCAAATTCAGACAAGTGCGCCCAATTTCTAGTTCCAGCTCGACCCGCGTTCGCATCTTGGGCCGTCTCATACTTAAACCCAGACCCAAGTCCAGGCTTTGCGTTTCTTAATTCTCTGTTTGGATTATCAAAAAGAACTTCATCACTATTGTCCTTTGCTATCATTGGTCTGATTTTGTCTGGAATATGAGTGATGTAGTTTGAGTAGATGCTTTGAAGCTCGCTAGTGCGGCCAAACTTGTCGGCCATAACTAATCCGCGTTCGTTATACCTTGTTACTGTTCTGTGAATATTTATTCCGGCCTCTAGCGTTGAAAATCCGCATTGTCTGGGTTTTAGTATGATTGCCCTTATGATTCCGGTTGGAAATGAATCGACTCTCCATTGGAGGTATTTCTTCTGATAGTCCCTTAGAATAAAAGGTTGAATCCCGTGAATCTTGGTCTTGATCTTTAAGACTCTCGGACAATAGTATGAAAAATCAAGGATACTGGACATGTGCCCATAGCTTTTTTAGACTTATGTTTGAAATTGTCACCTGGTGTACGCCGAACTCTTTGGCAAGTTTACACTGGGACTCTTTAGCGGATAATCTTTTCTTTATTTCATACACCATAGAGCTTGTTAATTTACTAGATGCTTGCCTCTCACCTTTTGCTCTATTTCTGTTTAAAACACGAAATGAATGTATTATGTTTTCACTTGGTGTAACCCATTCAAGGTTTGAATAATGATTATTACCAGTAACGCCATCTATATGATTAACTTGTGGTTTGTTGTTGCCATTATGAACAAAGTGCATGGCAACACATCTATGAACTTGCACTCTTTTTGGCTTAGCGCCATCAGAACATAGTCTTGTTACCCTATATCCCCTTATGTGAACTTCTAGTTTTTTCTCTGTCCACGTGTCTTTAAGAGTCTTGTTGCCCCATCGTCCGGCCTTACTCCTACAAGTAAGAATCCTGCCATCAATAGTGATCCGATACCCAGGAAATCCCTCGACATCGGCCCACCCTCTTGCAATGTTTTCTTCTATGTTCATTATCTCTTCTTTTTAGACAGTTCTAATTGAGCAGCTTCAATGAAGTTACAAAGAGCGAGTGCGCGGTCTAGTGCAAGACAAGCGTCTTCGATTGCTAAATCAATTTCACGAAATCCTACTGGAATCGCTTGTAGTTTAACTTTCAAGTTAGTAATCACAACCGATGCTGGGATTTGAATGTTAACAACTGGAGCTTCTTTAACTTCTTCTGCTTTAACTGTCTCAACAACCGGACACTCAACAACTTCTTCCTTCACTTCTTTTTTAACTGCTTTTTTCTTTGTCATATATAGCTCCTTAAAATGTATATTCTTCTGGTTTCTCTGCTGCAAGTATGTCGTCTGAGTTAATTTGGAACCAAGCATGAAACTCTTTTGCCGTTAAATCAAGTCTATGCAAACGAATGCGCTCTTTTGGATACATGTCTTCACTTGGAAAGTGTCCGCGAGCTTCTTTCATTAATAGGTCGTAAGTCATTTGATGACTAGGTGGAACCTTGATTTCAACAAAGACCACAAATCTGTCTGTGTCGTTGTCCTTGTAATATCTGCAAACTTGGTCTTTTGTCAGATGATGAACTCTCGGAGCGTTGTCAACTTTAACAAAGCAAGTCTCTTCGCACTTCTCAATGTCGATACCGTTCAGTAATTCCATATGAGCGTCGTTCAATTGCCCCTTTAAGCGGTCTCTCTTGAGTATCATGAGCATTAGCTCAAACTCGTTGGCTGATTGCTTTTCGCCCATGTAAAGCTCAATCAACTTTGCCTTTAGAGCAGTAAGCTTTCGTGTCTGCATTTGTCCGCGCTCAAATTCTTTCTTCAATAAAGGAAGGTCGTTGATATTGTCCTTAACTTCCTTTGCGTCCGCCTTAGCCATTAGTTGTCTCCGAGTGTTTTAATATAATCTTCGTATGAAACTTCTACGTTTTTGTTGGTGTTGTCGCTCTCTATCTTATTTCTATCAAATTGCTCAAGATAGTTTTTACCTAAATGAATAAGCATTGTTGTGTTGCCCTTCATTGCTTCTGAAAATTGCTTGCGTCTAACAGAGATTTTTCCCATGTCCTTATGTCTCTGTGTATAAGCCGAAAAAGTGCATCCAAACTTCTCCCTAATTCTTTCTTCTAGGGTGTCAACCGACATGTCAAACCAAGACGCTATTTCGCCAATAGTTGCCTGGTAATTACAAAGCTTTTCAAACTGTTCAAAGTCAATCTCAATTCTAGGTCTGCCCATAATCTTTGTCTTAGGCTTAGTCATGAGTTGCAAATCCTACGTTAATTAGTTTGTCGTTATTGGCAAATAGGCTGATAAGTTTGTTGATAATCTGAACATCGTCAGTGTTTACACTAAGGGTGATGTCAAAACTCCCATCGGCAGTACTCTTGATTGACTTAATAACCGCCTCACATGCTCCAATTGGTTCACTCATTTGTTACCCCAAACATTATCCACATAGTTGTGATGACCTTGATTTCGTTGCCGTTAAACATTGGATGATTCTTGGTGTACTTGACTCTCCAAAGATGGGCGAAGTACTCAGCTAGTGCCTTATACTCCTCAGGATAGTGAGTTCTAATCCCGTTTTCTCTGTCTGAATAGGAAGAAATTGCCATCATGTTGTCCAAAGCAACCTTTGACTTAGTAATCCCAAGCGACTCGCGCACCCATCTAAGGCGTGAGCCAATGTCGTTAAGGCTTCTAAGTTGTGTTGTTGTCATGTAAATAAGTTTCCGAGAAGTCGGATGGGTTGTCAAACTAAAAAGCTTTTAACTTAACGAGTGCTTTTCAATTACATCCAATGGCACCAACCAAGTAGGTAGGTCTGCGTGTTGCAAAACCCACCTCTTTTGATCCATGGATAAGTTGCTTGGATTCTCGTTAAACTTTTTTAGGAGATCTAGGTAATCACAAATTTCCTTCTTCTCCTCTTCACTTAATTCCTTCCATGTTCTCATAACAACCCCAAAAGCCGCGCGCGATCTCTCAAGTGAGCATTGGCCGTATCCGTGCTTAGTTTGATTTCTGATAGAAACAGCTCTCTTAAATATGACGGTATCTTCGCCGTTCCAACCAACTGTTCTAGTTTCATTTCTCTAGTTGTTCTATCGACTCTTTTTCCATCCCATCTAGGTCTTGGAAGGTTTGGAGAGTGAATCTGTATTTCGCCCATGGCCTCATAATCCGTTTTTCTTCCTAGCATGTCATTAACGCCAATCATTTCGGCTACTGACTCGGGTCTTCCCTGAGCAATTCCCATTGAGCGTTTAAGCTTTGCCATCTTTTCAAAATTAAAAGTCCCGTCTGGATTGCAGGCTTGCCAGTCTTCTATAAAACCAGTTCTGCGATTCTCAATAGACCTCTCGCTCTTCCACTTTTCAGCTTCACGAGTGTCTTTAAACTCGTAATAAACAAATTCTTTCCCAATATGAAAATGGGCTTTATTACCCACAACTTTCCAACACTCATCTTCTGGAATATGATTGATAGCTCGTTCTTGTCGTTTCATCTTTTTTCTTCTCCTTTTCGAATATTTCTTGAATTATGCTGTACTTAACCGGTTTGTCTTTAACGTATTTGTTCACTTCAAATGGCAATACGTAATATATATCTTTTGGTTGATGAAATCTGTGCTTTGCAATTTTTACAAAGGTAATTTTTTTATCCTCTTTAGTTTTAGTTTGAAGAGTAAAGAAATAGTCGCTTTTTGAGTAATATTGGGCCGATCCTCGAACGTCTTCCCCTTGAAACTGAAAGCTTTGTTCGGTTTTTACGCTTTTGTTTGTATGAGCAATAAACATTAAGGCAATTTGGTTTAAAAAAAGGTTTTTCTTAAGTCTGTCTAATAGTACGGCCACTTGGTTCGGCATAACCGTATCTCCTAAAATCCCTCCTGTAGTTATGTTATCCCAAAACAAAGCCTTTATATCGTTCTCAATAGCAAAAGAGATAATCGCATCTAATTGCTCTTCCTTGGTATCATACATAGAAACAATCTTAGACTCGGAGGCGTACCTAAGGTTTTCCCAACAAACCGGCTCTCCTTGCCGCTCAAACCCAGACGAGTATTCTATGTCCGTTTCTTCGGATAGGATAACCCCCACTTTTTTAATCTCTGAAGTGTCAGCAATGATCGATCTGAGCAAAGTTGACTTGCCCATCGAACTTGGGGCCAGAAGTCCATGAATACAACCCGGTCTAAGGCCGTTAATAGCCTGTAGGAAGCGATATCTTGACCCAAAATGCATTACCCTACCGGCTTGCTCGTGTAATCGAATCTCGGCCAAATCAGGCGGTAATTCAAACATCGGACAAACCTCCGCGTTGATTGCGTAGCGCCTCTTGCTCTGCTTCGTCGTCGGCAATTATTTGTGCCATCCAATCGTCAACCGACTTCTCCTTGGGAACTTCCTTGCTTTTATTAATTAGAAAATTTCTTATCGAATCCTTTTCGTTGATAAAATAATACGTGAGATATCTATCCCATTTTTTATCAGGATCTTGATTTACTAAAAACTTCAACCATGCGTCTTCTGCGACTTCCCGCACAATGTTTTCAGGGTAGTTAAATCTTGTGGTGAGCGTTAGCATTAATGGGTGCGGTATGTCACCTGTTTCGATAATGCTAGGTGGCGAGGAAGAAATCTCTTTCTCTCTTTCTTTCTCTTTCTCTTTATCTTTATCTTTCTCTTGATAGGAAGGTCGTTGCTTGGTTTCTGCGACGTCTTTTTTCTGATATCTCTTCTTTAATTCCGCCATCTTGGGAGCACTGATTATAATATTATAATTCGTTTTATTTTTTTGAAACTGGTTTGAAACTACTTTGAAACTACTTTGGAGTTGGTTTGAAACTGGTTTGAAACTAACTTGAAACAGATTTAATTCAGACATTAAGTTAAGAATAAACTCAGTCTTATTTTCTTTTAAGTGTAATTTTTGTTGAATTTGCTTCGCGCTAAAACTAAAAACTGGTTCAGAAACTTCATCCCAGTTCGACGCACAAAGTTCCAATATTTTGAAATATGCTGCATATCCTGCCAAGCCAGCTACATCTTCAAGTTTTGCTATTTTACTGTCCTCTGATGCATTTGATTGATGCTTAAACCACTTCATTTACCACGTCCTTGTGTCGAGTTTGATTGCTGGCTTTTTAGGCTTAACAGGCTCCGGTTTACGAGGAGGGTAAAAACTATTATACAGCTTGGCGTCCTGTGTATAAAAAACAGATGTGTTATAGGCATAACTAGAGTCAATCTCCATAATTCCGATCTCTAAAAAAAACTCAACCTCATCGCTCGTGAACGACCTCAGAAGTGTTGTTATGGGAATAGTTCCCTTGTTTACATTAAACAAGATTTCAAGCTTTAAAACCCTTGTCCCCAAGTCTAAGATGAAGTCATTTCCATCTAAGAACTGTTCGAAAAATTGTTGTGTGATTTTCATCGATCCTCCGTTGTAAAAATTACTTAGAGGGTGTTGCGATTTAGAATGATATATAGTATTTAATTACTAGATTTCGCTCTAAGGTCTAGATCACCTTAAGCAATATGTTGAGGCCTCTTTTTACGAAGAGGCTTTTTTGTTTTGAAGTACGATAGATAGGATTAATCAATAAATCAAGACAGAAAAGGTTAAGCCTTAGGATTTCGCCACTTACCAGTTAATTCGCAGACATACCACCCATTAGACAAAAGCCACTCCATAACAGATGAATATTTGCTGGCCATATAAGCAGTTCCATGATTATGAAAATCGTTGTGCGTTTTCTGTGAAACTGGGATTAAATTCCAAACAGAATCTTTATGTTCAGGGAATGCCTTTTTCGTGAGTAAGTGATGATAGGTAACAAGCCCGCGACCTTCCAACTTAGTCACGATACATGGTTCATTTGCTTCGTAGTTCATCTATTTCTTTCTTCTAAGGTCAAAGCCTCGTATTCGTCTTTTTCTTCGAGTTCTTGCTCTTCTTTAAACAGAGCTTCTTTTACGCACTCTGTACAAAGCACATCCTCTTCGTATTGATGAATCATAAGGTCGGTCTTTGATTTGCAACAGTCACACTCAAGTGGTTCATAGAAAAATGCGCTTGATTTTGATCTCATATATGTCTCCTTTGAAGTTGATTGATTTTATCATGAAAGGGGCGAGATGTTTTGAGGTGTGAAATTGTTACCTGGGAAGTTATTTTTCCCATCCAGGGATACTAGACGCTTTGGCCATTATGTCTTTATAGTCTATGATTGCATTTTCATTAAACCCAATCTCAAGAAGTTCTTTCTTGGCATTACTAGTTAGGGATTGCTTTACAAGTATCATTTTTCCGAACTGCTCAGGGAAATACTTCTTAAACCTTTTGAGCTTTGTTTTGCTTTTACTGTCGAGCCATCCCTTAAACTCAAAAAAGAAGTCTTTTTCTGGGATGTAAAAGTCAGGGGTATATGAAGTGCACCCACTCCGAATTCCCTCAAACCAAAAAGTGCGCGACTCATATTCGTATTTTAAACATAAGCAGTGTTTTATATACCTAGCAAAATTAGCCTCTGCCTTGCTCCTAAAGAAAACATTGTCCAAGTCTTCTCGTTTTCCTTTAAGTCCGCGGCTGTAGGTATTTTGAGAAAGACAGGTCTTCCTGTTTTTAAGTCTAGTTTTAAACGCGGCCTTTTTTCTTTTTACTAACTTTTCTTTAGTTATATTTCCCCAGGTTTTTTTAGAGGCAATTGACATTGCAATTCTAGCCCCTTCTCCATGTTTTCCACCTAAGAACCCACGAGGATGTCCGTTTTTTTTAATGTACTCCTTTGTTCTTTTCGAATTTCTCGCTCGTCCTTCTTCGGTTCGCAAGTGGTCGCTATTTAACTTGCCAGTCCGAAACAACTCTTTCATTAATATGCTTTGATCGGGTCTTTTTTTCCCAACCTTGGAACTTGCAGCTCTTTTTTGAAAGTCTTTAAAAAAATCCCCACTCCTATCAAGCCTCAGTCCAAGCTTGGAAGCCCTGGCTCTTATAGCCCCCTCTCCAAGCCCAAGGGCCTTTGCACACGCCATTTTCCCTATTTTAGGGTAGTTTTCTATTAACCACTCTTCCTCTTCTTCAGACCAAGAGCATTTTTTATGGCTGTTCATTTAACTCTCTAAGCTCAGCGAGTTGCTCTGTGTAGATGCCGGATTTGACGTTAACGAGGTAACTTCTGATTGTTGATTCAAGTGCAACTTCCCACGGCTTTTTAGTTTTTCTTTTCACTAAATCGTCCGCAAATTCCTCAAGTACGTCAACACTTAGTTCGTAGAACTGCTTCCCTCTAAACTTAGAGTTCTGGAATCTATAAAGCGGGCCGACTGCTTTTTCTTCCTCTGGAATTGGGTTATCTATTTCTGCGCTTTCATTCATGATTTGTATCAGTGACTTTTCCGGGGCCACTTCAATTTCTTCTAGCTCCTCAGTAGCATAAATGCCTTGCAATACGTCCGGAAACACCATTCTTAGGGCTTCTGAGACGCATCTCCAGCGCAACATAGTCACCGGCTGCTTGAGCCAGTTATCTTTACCTGCTAGCCCCATTTGCTTTGCTTTTTGCATGTCCCAGGTTGACGTATACCCATAGTCGTCCTTGTCTCTCTTTGCCGTACAAGTAACAATCTTTTTCTCTTCGTCTGCCTTAATTTCGATAATGGCATTAGGGCATTTAGACCTAACTAGAGCAAGCTGTGTTTGGGCCTTAAGGGTGCACTGACCTTGAATTAACACTATTGCCTGCAAAGACTGCATTGGTTGAAACCCTAGCTCTGCTCCTAAGACAAGGGCAGCAAAAACGTCTTCGCCTTTGCCTTGAAAATGCTTTGGTACGATTGAGCTTTTAGCGAGAGTGCTTGCTAGTTTTACAGCTTGATTGAACTTTGATTCATCAAATAACATGATTTCCATAAATACCTCCAGGTTTTAACCGAACATACTATGGCTTCATTTTTATATCAATGTGGTGTGAATATATTTTAGAAAAGCGGAGCTATGAAGATATGTTATGCACTTCAAAGAACAACAACCTGGAGACATGCTCCGCTTAACCTCTGTTTAACATACGTCTAAAAAAGGCGCAAGTTATTGATGTAATGTAAATCTTATATTTATAATAATTATGTATTGAACTTTTAAAAAACCAATTATATCAATTATGCCTAACCACTTCAAAGGGAACAATATGCATGAATCTAATTCACCACGAATTAAGGTTATTCGACTAATCAAATGCCATAAATGTGACATAGACACCGGACTTAGAGAGTGCGAAATGGCAGGAGTCCGCGTTGACTATTGCTTTGCTTGCTATTTGAGAGAAGAGCGCGAGGAGTTGGGGGAATTTGTTCCTGAAACCAGCGAAGTCTTCCCGTGGTAAATTATGAAAATTAGTGTTCGCAGAATGCTGAGGAAATTTCCTCACTGTAAAGACAACC